GTGGTTATGGATATATGTGCGATTATTGCATAAATAACCATATTGGAAACCCATGCGTTAGAGCATTGAACAGTATGCTGAGAGAAAAATGCTTAACCATAGATTATAAAAACGCAGAATTTGAAGAAATATGGAATGGAACATATTTTAGGAAATAAAAAATGGCTAAAGATGTAATAGGTAAGATAATCGCCGCGCTTCGCGACATTCATAGTGATATGAATGAATTAGAAAAAGTATTATCACAATACGGGATCGAGCTAAAAGACGAAAAAGGTGATTATAGAAGCACGATAGAAATATTGAAAGATATTTCTGATAAGTATAAGGAATAAATATGGTAATGAATATGTTAATTGGGGTTGTAGGACTCATTAATTTGACAATGCTTGTAGTTACAGTCGCAATTTGTTTAAATGATATATTTGATAAAGGAGATAGGGATGAAAAAACTGGCAACAATATATGCCATCAGAGATAAAAGCACAGGTAATTTTGTGTCGGGATTGACTAATCACTCAAATAAATTATGGGTGCAACGAAGATGGGCTGAATCAGCAATTAAGAATTATGACAATTCATGGCGCGATATTCGCAAAGAGAATTTAGAAGTAGTTGCTTTACATTGTTATGATGAAGAAATACCCGATCCTGTTATTGGTATTATTGATGCGGCAATTTCGTTAAAAAATGAAGGCTATAATTTTAACGAAATGACAGACTTCACGCCCGAACAAGAAAGAGCATATCAAAAACACATTGAAGAAATTTCACAGCCAATTATCGGAGCTGATGGCAGACCGATAAATGTATTAGATATGGATAAGCCACCCGCAGATTCAAGATTTATCCCTAAGAAACCGTTGCCGGAAAACAAATATTATGGTAACGGCATTTGCCCGCATTGTGGTGTTTACTTTCTTGACAAATCTACAAAATATTGTGGCAACTGCGGACAAGCGTTAGATTGGAGCGAGTGATGCAAGCATTTAAAGCAAAGATAGGAAAACTATCGGATGTACTAACTGGATATGGTATCTCCGAAAAGGAAATGATCTCCGAGGAAGTATTCATTTCCACATTAAAGGATCAAGAACAGATTTATCTAAAAGACGAAAACAAGAACGAAATAGGCTATTTTGACAAGTTTTGGGTTGAAACCATCGATGATATAAAGTATCTTTGTGGCTCAGGCGTTGTTTTCAAAGAAGAAGACTTTGATAGAGTTGAAATGCTTAAAAATTTTGAAAAAATGTCAATATTAATGCAAAAAATGGGTAATTATGAAAAATCAGATTTTTCTGAAATTTCATCAGAAAAAATGCTCAATAATTGAACACTTTTTTCGCCAATTTTGACGATAAAACAATGATTTTATTCACTTTTTGAAAAGAGGATAATTTTTATGAAATTATATGCTGTAATTCAGAAAAATACACTCAGGGCGCCGGAATTTACTCCGAGAATATTAGGCATAACTAAGTACCCTAATGATGCCAAGGCTTATGCGGCAGAACAAAATGATTTTGAAAGAGAAAAATACGGTAAGACTGGTATTCATACCACATTAGATGGTTATGAACTTTGCGAGGTTGAGGAATTTGATAGCGAAGCATTAAACACCAAAATCGGCAAAGCTCCTTCTATTTGGTATAGATTTATATTTTCCGTTAGTGGAGAGCTAAAAGATATTTGGAATGACGGATATACTTTTAAGGAATGTTTTGAGATTAAATATGATACGATGAATGGTAATAAAGATATTATCTATGTTCAAATGACAATGGAATCTGCAATTCCCGAAAGTGCCGTTATTAAAATCGCAAACGAAAAGGTTGGTAAGTTCATACAGGAGAATCCAAGATGAAATTAATTGATTTGATTTTACTGTTCTCTATGTTGTTTTTCCATTTGCTTGATGACTATAAACTTCAAGGAATTTTAGCAAATATGAAACAACGATCCTGGTGGGAGAAAAATGCTCCCGATGATCTATATAAAAACGATTACATAATCGCATTAATTGAACACGCTTTTTCGTGGACTTTTATGATACATATTCCGGTTATTCTATATCATATCCATTTCGGAATGTTTTTACCGATTCATTATTATTTGCTTGTATTTTTATTGAATTGGATTCTCCACATAATAACAGATCATTTGAAAGCAAATGAACATGCAATCAATTTAGTGACAGATCAATTAATTCACATTATTCAAATAGTGGCGGCATGGGGATTTTATGCCTACTTTGATATATAAGGTGGTAATATGGATTTAAAAGAAAAATTAAAGAACGATATTAGAGTTTGTAAATCAGCAGTTGAAATTTGCAAACTATTAAAGAGCGTCAATGAGGATTTGAGGTCAAATATTATTGATGATATTTATGATCTTGATATTGATACTTTGGAAACGAGAATAGAAACCCTGGAATCATTAAGAGAGGCTATGTAGATTTAATATGTACTGTATTTTATCAAAAGAGCCGATTTCCAATTTCTTTTCCTCTGAAAATCAGAAGGAATATATTGATTCTAAAGATTTTTTCGCTATTCAAGGACTAATCACAAAGAAGAACTTTTATGATAAAGTTGCCGGTTGGGTCAATTATTATCCGTTATTTGAAAACGATCCATTATATTTGGCGGTAATGACTGACAACTTCTTTTTTAAGCATACACAGAAAACATCTCATACATTTATGACATTAAAGTGGGATAGAGTTCCCGATGATCCTGATACCCAAAAGGATTTTGTTCTTCCGAAAGATAAAAGATTATGGCAAGGGTTTGGGTACTTTATAAGCATTTATCAAATGATTAAAGCACATAATTTCCGTGTACAACCATATTACGAAATTGAATTAACTGGTAATGCAGATAAGGTTAGAACGCAAAGTCACTCTGTTAGAAATGAGGTTGAAGACTTGTGAAAACAGCGAAAGAAATGAGAAAAATAACACGAAGACATAAATATGATAACAGTAGAGTTACTGGTTTAATCATTGAATTAAATAGCCAAATCAAAAACGCAGCTAAAGACGGCGAATATTTCATAAGAAGAATGACAAATCTTTATAATAAAGAGGAAGCAGAATACATTAGGCAATACTATGAAAAATTGGGATATGTGGTTGAGTACAGTTGCGTATGGCGTGAAATCATTATAAATTGGAAGGAGAAATCCAATGAATAATAAATGGATTCGTGCCGCGATTCCGGCACTACTAATACATATTTCTGTTGGCACGGTTTACTGTTGGTCAACATTCAAACAAGCCATAGCAGAGCAGATCGGAATGAGTCAATTTGCTGTCGGCTGGGCGTTTTCGCTTGCAATCTTTTTTCTCGGAATGAGTGCTGCATTTGTGGGTAAATTCGTTGAACGAGATATTCATAAATCATCATTGATCGCTTGCATGTGCTTTACGGCAGGAATGATCGGAACTGGATTGTCTATTCAGTTTTTAACTGGCTGGGCGGCATTGATCGGCATATACCTTAGTTATGGCGTAATCATGGGTATCGGTCTCGGCGTCGGTTATTTAACCCCTGTTAAAACATTAATGCTATGGTTTTCGGAGAATAAGGGCTTGGCAACAGGAATTTCGATTATGGGATTCGGACTTGCAAAAGCTATCGCAACTCCAATTATGGACGCTTTGCAGAACAAATTTGGGATTTCCGCCATGTTTTACATTCTCGGAGCGGTATATTTTATCTTGATGTTTGTCGGTCATATTCTGTTAAAGAAACCTGCCGATTGGGTAGAGATTCAAACTAATACTGATTTCAAGGTTACAACAATGTTCAAGGAGCCGCAATTCATCGGAATTTGGCTGATGTTCTTCTTAAATATCCATTGTGGTTTAATGATTATTTCATACGAAAAGCAGATATTAAATGTCGCTTTTGCGGGAGTAGCAGCATTAGCCACTATTGTTGCAACTGTTCCTTCGTGGACTTCCGTTTTCAATGCTCTTGGTAGAATCGGATATTCAACAATTTCGGATAAATTGAAACAGCGAAATACGATTTATAAGATCATTTTCTTATCCAGCATTTTGATTTCATTGGTTGTTTATTGCACCAATTCTATTTATACTGGTTTCGGGATCGCTACCGTTGCGTTTTTACTTATTATTAATGCAGGATATGGCGGTGGATTCTCGACTTTACCTGCGTTACTGTCTGAGCGTTTCGGCATGAAACATATTAGCCAAATTCACGGATTGGCTCTATCAGCTTGGGCAGTTGCGGGATTGACGGGCAATAACACATCAGAATTAATTTTGAGTAATGGTGGCAATTACACGAAAGTCATATTTGTCGGCATGATTTTATATCTGGTCGCATTTTTAATTTGCATGATACTCGTAAGAAATAAAAGGGGTGAATGAAATGGTGAATAATTTAAAATCCATTGAAAAAGCAATAGAAGATAAAAAGGCGGAACTTACTAAACTTCAAAATATTTATGATCGCTCAACCGTTCTAAAGGATCGGCTTTTAAGTGCGAGAAAGAATTACGGAACATTCTTATCTTCTCGAAATAAAATTACGGAAACATTAACCGATTTGGGAATTACGAATCCCAAAACGATCCCCGTTAATGGATTTAGTTCCGCAAATTTAGAAAAAGCAATAAATGATTACATAACTGGTTTTTATTCCATTGATGATTGTGATGATCTTATAAATACAATTTTGGGGTTGGCTTTTAATGAATAATTGGATTCCTGTAAAAGAGAGATTGCCTGAGCCGGAAACCAATGTTCTGATTACCGCAAAATCCAGAAAACCGCACAAAGGCGAAAGTCCATATTGGGTGTTCTATGCTTTTTACGAGAACGGCAAAGTCAATATGGATCAGAGCCAATATTCTTGGGATTGCGACAGTGAAGTAAAAGAATCTCTTGAAGCGGATAAAGAAAATAATTCTTATTTCGTACCAAAGGGCTGGTTTGAGAGTGTTTGGTTCTCCGAAAGGTTTAGCCCGATCCCAAATTATTTTGATGTAATCGCATGGCAGCCGCTCCCAAAACCCTATAAACCATATTATAAACGCAAGAAAGGAAATCACAATGCAGGTAAACGTAGTAAGCAGGGAAAAGGCTATTGATTTTTGTCGTCACCCTCATTTGGCTCAATTCGTGATGATTTCTATTTCAAATCCATATACAAAATATGATGGAGAGCCATTTACAAGCAATACAAATAATGTAGTAGATATTCTTAGGTTATCATTTGTCGATGCTGATGGCGTTGGTGATCTTGATGTTTATGGCAAAGTTGCAATGAAAGATGATATTTTCTCGGATAAGCACGCCAAACAAATCGTTGAATTTGCCGAGAAATATAAAGATTATATTTTTATAGTGCATTGTGACGCAGGAATATCAAGGTCTGCTGGTGTTGGTGCAGCAATTCTAAAGCATTACACCGGCGACGATAGCCAGATTTTCGGGTCTCGGCGTTATGCTCCAAATATGCTTGTATATTATAAGATATTAAAGGCGTTTGGAGATTGGGGATTTGCGGAAGAAGACGGAGACATTGAGGTGGATATATAGTGGACGAGCTTTCTAAAATTAAAGAATTGATCGAAAGATTAAATTATTACCGCGATATGTATTATAACCATGATCGCAGTATAATTTCTGACAGAGAATATGACAGTCTTTTCGACCAGTTGACCGCCTTAGAACACAAAACAGGGATTCTTTATCCAAATTCTCCTACTCAATCGGTTGGTTATAAATCTGTCAGTAAACTTAATAAAGTAACTCATAATCATAAATTACTATCGCTTGATAAAACAACGGATATCAATGAATTTATTTCATTTTTCGGAGATAAGCCATTTATCCTTATGCCGAAACTCGATGGCTTAACTTGTTCAATTATTTATCGTAATGGTGAATTGTATAGTGCCGAAAGTCGTGGTGACGGTATTATCGGAGAGGACATAACTCATAATGCTATGGTTTTCTCAAATTTACCAAAAACTATTCCCTATAAAAACGAATTAATTATTGATGGTGAATGTATTATCACTGATGAAGATTTTGATAGGATAAATAGGGGACAAGTCGTAAAAGGCGAACAAGAATACAAAAACAGGCGTAATTTGGCAAGCGGCACCGTTCGCTCCTATGATAGTTCGGTTGTAGCTGATCGTAATGTTCAATTTATTGCATGGAAGTTGTATAAAGCCGATGGAATGAATTTCACAAAGCATCACAACGCCATTCAATTTTTGCAGAATTTCGGAATTTCCACGGTTGCGCCTCAGTTAATCCATAATGGTAAGGAAGTATACCGCGGTGCAAGCTGCGAGGAATTGATCGAATACATGAGGGATATTTATGGCAAGTTGGGAATCCCCATTGATGGCATGGTTGGTATGTTTGACGATATTGAATATGGTCTTAGTCTCGGAAGTACAACACATCATCCTCGTCATTCTCTGGCTTTCAAATTTTATCCCGATAGTAATGAAACAGTATTGAGAGATATTGAATGGTCAACCAGCCGGACGGGATTGATTAACCCTGTTGCGATTTTTGATCCTATTGAAATTGACGGCACAACAGTTAGTCGAGCTACCTTAACTAATGTGAGCATTATTAAGGAATTGGAACTCGGAATTGGCGATACTGTTACGGTTATTAAAGCAAATGAGATTATTCCGAAAATCACGGAGAATCTAACAAGGAGCAACACGTACAAAATTCCAAATTTCTGTCCGTCGTGCGGTAAGCCTACTGTTATCAAAAATGATAATGGTCGTGAAACTCTAAGATGTGAGAATGATAATTGTCCTGAAAAGTTGCATGATAAGATAGCCAATTTTGCTTCAAGAGATGGCATGAATATAGTTGGTATTTCAGAAGAAAGATTGAGAACCTTAATAGATATGGGATATATCACATCTTTTGAAAGTCTTTATCACTTAAAAGATCACAGGAATGAATTGATTGGGATTCCGGGATTTGGAGAAAGCAGCGTAGATAATATTCTTCAAGCCATTGAGGAAAGCAGAAAGTGTAAACTTGCTAATGTTATAGTTGCCATTGGAATACCAAGTATCGGCAAGACAGCGGCAAAAACAATAGCTGATAAATGTGAAGAAGATTATCAATCATGCAAAGAAGTATATGATAATTCATTTGATTACTTTCTTGATTCATGCGTTTGGCGCACTGGCTGGCATTTACTTCCTGGTATTGGGATAAAAACTCAGCATATCATCAATGATTATGTTGTTTTAAATATTTCTGAATTATTTTGGTTAGTGAAAGAATTAGATATTGTTTCTAATTATAAACCAGAAGAAAATCCAACAGTCCAAAGTGATGAATTAAAGGATAAAACTTTTTGTATTACAGGAAAATTAAAAGCATTCAACAACAGAAGCGCTTTAATTGATGACATAAAATCGAAAGGCGGTAAGGTTGTTTCCTCTGTAACGAAAAACACGCAATATTTGATTACCAACGATCCTGATTCCGGCAGCTCCAAGAATATTGCGGCGCGGAAATACGGTACAAAAATCATAACTGAAACAGACTACATATTGGGTAACTTATAATAATATAAAAGAAATTACTCGAAATGATTGACAAACTAAATATTTCAGCGTATAATAGAATTAATGAAAAGAGGTGATAGGAATGAGAGTAAAGATCGAACTGACGAACATCGAGGACGTTAAGAAGTTTAACAAAGCTGTTGCCGATGTTGAATGTGATGTACGTCTTGTCGGCAAGGACGAGAATGGGAATGCCTGGAATATGTCGGGTAAATCCATCATGTGTTCTTTACTGGTTGCAAAGAAAGAGCAGTTAGACAGAGATCATACCGCGCATGATGTTGACTGGAACACCATTTGGTGCGAGTGTGAGAAGGATATTTATTCTAAGATTCAAGACTTTGTTGTGGTCTAATCAGTAAATATCTCGAAATAGATAAAATATTCTTTTTATTTATATCTTCCAATTAAAACTCCCAATTTTTGAACATATTTTTGTCGTATATTCTTTCAAAGTCTGATTTCTGAGTGATAAAAAATGCTCAATTTTTGAGCATTTTATAACCTCAAAATGTAGATAAAAAGAATACTTCACCGACAAAATCCTATGAATTAGTAAATTATTGCGAATTTGATAAATATGCTTCAACGAGCTATTGCGCGATTCATGGCGTTGACGAAAGTTTAAACCTCGGTGATATTACTAAGGTTGACGAAACAAAAATTGATCCATTCACGATGATTTGTGGCGGTTCACCATGCCAAGACTTCTCTGTTGCCGGAAATCAAGCGGGTAGCAAATGGAAGTGTAAAGACTGTGACCATGAATATAACCCATTAACGGTTCATTATTCTGAACGCCATAAGTGTCCGAATTGCGGAAGTGAAAACCTCGACAAAACAAGAAGCTCTTTGTTGGTTGAGTGGCTGCGTGTTATCAGAGCTAATAAGCCGAAATGGGGCATTTATGAGAATGTCAAAAATATTGTCGGTAAGCGCTTTAAAGATACATTTCAAATGTTCATTGATGAATTGCATGAATATGGTTATAACACCTATTATAAGGTTTTAAACGCAAAAGATTATGGGATTCCTCAAAACCGCGAAAGAGTATATCTAATCATTATCTTGAAAGAACTGGATAACGGACTGTTTAAATTTCCCGAAGGATTTGACAATGGTAAACGATTAAAGGATATGCTCGAAGATCACGTTGATGAAAAATACTATAATGATTCTCCGAAGGCTCAGGAGTTAATTCAAACACTAATTGACGATGGCAAGTTAGAAAAAGAGGTTTCTAATGCCGTAAGAGCCGGGGGGGAGAGGAAGTATAGACAGACATCAATGGGATATGGTTCAAGAAAAACAATGTTAGTTTCACAACAAGGAAGTAAATTTGAAAGATTTACAGATGAGGCAAATACATTGATGGCTCGCGACTATAAAGGTTTTGGCAATCAAAGAATGAATGGGGTAATTGAAAATAAGTAATCAGATTCAACCTATTCTATTAGGAAATGTTTACGGCGCCCAATTCGGCACAGGTTACGCTGGAAATGTATGGGATAAAGATTTCATAAGTCCAACTCTGCGAACTATGCAGGGGGGAGAAGTTTGTCCTACTATAACAGCAACCAATCCAATGATATATGTTATAGAGCCTAATGAAAAATAATCGTGGTGGTTTATCGAATGAAAAGCAATAATACAATTATTCAAATTGGCAATATCAGAGAAGATACGCCAAATTTTCAAAATCCTCAGTCTGGCAGAGTATATGCGATTGACGGTATTGCGCCGACAATTAACACTTGTCAGGGGGGTAATCTACAACCAAAAATACTAATCAAGGTGGATTCAAAAGAATAATGCAGGAAGTAAATAAAGAGATAGGAATTAATCATACTGAAATCCCTTGCTTTTATGATGATCGCGATAAAGGCTGGGGGGAGAAAACGACAGATTATTGTCCTACTCAAAGAGCAAATAGGAGTGGGATTAAAATGATAAATAATTCTAATGGTGGTTATCGAATCCGGCGATTAACGCCTAAAGAATGTTGGCGTCTTATGGGATTTTCAGACGAAAGTTTTGAAAGGGCGCGAAAAGCGCTGAACGATAAATTCTATGGCGGCAGTGATCGTTCAGCTTCGCAATTATATAAGCAAGCAGGTAATTCAATCGTTACCGATGTGCTGTTTTACATATTTTATGAATTATATACTGCCATGCCGTATCTGTTTGATGATCTGAAAGTCAGCAGTTATTTTTCGGGAATCGGCGCTTTTGAAATTGCGCTTGACAGATTATTTGATACAATTAACGGTCAATCCGAAAAGATTTCCCTTAAATCCGGGGGAGAAATACAATAGTTTATGATGATTATAATAGCAGAGTAAGAGCAGATCAAGATACTATTGGTACTTTAACCACAAGTATCGGAACTCATGCTTTAAGGTCTGCTTATAAATTGATTGAGGGAGAAAATAATGAGTAACGGAGCAATCATTGTTGGCTATCAAGGCGTAGGCAAATCAACATTAAGCTATCATCAGCAAAGAGTAATTGATCTTGAAAGTAGTTACTTTTTTGTTGATGGCAGGCGTGATGAAAACTGGCATATTGCATATTGCAATATTGCCCGAAATCTTTGCCGTCAAGGTTACATTGTTTGCGTTTCCTCTCATAAAATCGTTAGGGACGAGCTTGCTAAAAATCCGGCAAGCAAACAATTTATCGTATATCCTTGTTTGGCATTAAAAGACAAATGGATCAAGAATCTCGAATATCGTTATAACAGCACGCCGAGCGAAAAGAATTACAAGGCTTGGAAGAACGCTGAGTGCTGCTATGATGAAAATATCCAAGATTTAATTAACCAAGAGGGATTTGAGAAAATTGAAATCCCCAATATGAGTTATTATCTTTATGAAATGTTGTGCGACAGGAGCGATATATTCGATGAAGATTAATCGAGTATGGGCTATGCCGAATAGTAATACATTCAGTATAAAGCCTATTAAGGAATTAGTCGAATACTACACGTGCCAGGGGGTATAATCGTAGACCCATTCGCCAATGGTTCCAAATACGGCACTATTACGAATGACCTTAATCCTAAATTTGACACAACATACCATTTAGATGCCTTAGACTTTTTGAAATTACAAAAGTCTGAAAGTGCGGATATTGTTTTATATGATCCGCCTTATTGTTATGACGCAAGTTCAGAAATACTTACAGAAAACGGATTCAAGAACATCTCAGAGATAACATTCACTGATAAAATAGCAACATTAAATACTGAAACAACCAATTTAGAGTATCAATATCCCACTGAAATAATTGAAAAAGATTATTTCGGGGATATGGTGTCTATCGAGAGCCAAAGTATCAGTATGTTTGTTACTCCAAATCATAGATGTTACATAAAGAACGCATTTGACGGAAAATTCTTTTGGGAATCTGCGGGTGATTTATTTACAACACGTAAATGCTGTTGGTTCAAGAAGGCGTGTACTTGGATCGGATCGGAACAAGAAACATTTAATTTGCCATCAATAGAGTTAATTAAACCAAATAGATACGGAGAGAGAATTAAACCAGATAAACAAATTCCTATGGATATTTGGTTGAAATTCTTAGGATTATATTTATCAGAAGGTTGCTGCAAAACCAGGAAAAATAGATATGATTATATGGTTAATATTGCGCAAACAAAAGAAAAAGGCAGAAAATACATTCAAGATGTTTTAGATCAACTTGGGTATAAGTATTCTGTTCAAAAGAATTGTTTTGTAATTGATGATAAACAATTATTTACATATCTCAATCAATTTGGGAAGTCACGAGAAAAATATATTCCGAAAGAAATAAAACAACTATCTCCTAAGTATCTACAATGTTTGATCGAAGGATTGATCGTTGGAGATGGCACAGATATTACATATCCAAAATTTAATCCATCTGTAAACAAGGTATATTCATATAGGACATATTGCTACCATACTGGTTCAGAAAAATTAAGAGATGATTTTTGTGAAATTGCCATAAAGTGTGGGTACGCCGTTTCTGTTAGCATCAATAAAAAAGATGGTTGCGATGACGTATATACTATCCATTTATTGAAAGCAAAAGATTTCAAAGTATATGAAAAAGATTACGATGTAATCAAAAATTGGAGTGGGAAAATATATTGTGTTTCTGTTCCAAACGGTACTTTATTAGTGAAACGCAAAGGCAGAATATATTGGTGTGGCAATTCATTACGGCAAGTTAAGGAATGTTATGAAGGTGTCGGGATAACGGTAACAGCTGAACATACAAAAGCATCTTGGCGGGCAAAACACCTTGACGAGATTTCAAGGATTTTAAAACCAGGCGGTTTATGTTTGAGTTTCGGTTGGAATACAAATGGCGTCGGTAAGAAACGAGGATTTGAAATCATAGAGATTTTGGTCGTCGCACACGGCGGGAGTAAGAATGATACCCTTTGTACGGTGGAAAGAAAAGTGTTGGAAAGCAAATGATGTTTTTATTTTGATTTTCCGCCATTTTGTTTAGTTTTCCTTAATTATTAGCTCAAATTCCGCAATTTGATGTTTTTGACAAAATAAAAAATGTTCAGTTCTTGGTACTTTTTTTCTTCAATTTTGTCGATAAAAACATCATTTTATCTATAAAACAAAAGGTTGAAGAAATAAGTGAATCCAATTCATAAAAGATATTCAAAAGATACACTCGAAGAAATAATTACATATGCGAAAAGATATAAGTGGTTTCATACTTATATTGTATGCGATACTCCTAAAGAGGCATTAAAGGTATTTTATGATATTCCGCAAGATGAAATGTCTTATATCTATAATGTTACAATTAGAAATGACATTGGGTATATTGATTTATGGTTTGAAAACCATAGCTCAATCAGAGTTATAACTTATAGTCCTTATTTGTCGCCTTTAAGTTCAAATGCAGTTTTAGAATGTTGGAGTGTAAAGGACAAGCCGTTAGACTTATCAAGGTTAAAACCATATGTGGAGGCGAAAAATGGAACAAATTAATGCTACTAAGTATTTTTACACTATTGTTGATCCGCAGAATCGTGCACAAATAGTTGACGTTGATGATGTATTAAGAGCCGATGAAGGTTCTATCGTTTACACGGATAGAAAAACGGGTCGCACAAAATTTATATATGATTTTGGCGATTCGGGAAGTTGTTATAAACACGCCGAGGAACAGCTTGAATACATAAAATCAGAATTAGCCCTCGGTAAAGATACAATATTTTTAAAAGAAATGAGGAATTAAAAATGGCAACTTATGATCCAAAGCCAATCGACACAAATGATGTAGTGCTTACCCCCGAATTTTTGGCATTAACTGAGAAGTTGGCGGAAAATACTCACGATGTTTGGGCGAAAGGCAGAATTTCACAGGGTTGGCAGTACGGAGAAACAAGAGATGATGAAAAGAAACTTCATCCGTGTTTGATCCCTTATGATGAACTGCCGGAATCAGAAAAAGAATACGATCGCAATACCGCGCTCGAAACATTAAAACTTATCGTCAAACTCGGGTACAACGTAGTTCCCTATATTGATTACAAAATTGAAAGGAAGTAAAGAAATGAATTTTTTAAACAGTATGAACGGAATGTTCGGCAAGGTACAGGCAGGTATGTGCAGACTGTCTATGGCTGGGGGTATTGCAGTTAAGACTTCTGGTGGTTATAAGTCTTATAATCTTAAAAACCACAAGTTGACTAACTGCACCAATTTCGTATTTGATATTGGTGACGAGTTTTTCTTCGTTATTCCCACCAATAAAGTCGAGATCGGCGACATTATCCTCGTGAACAGAACGCCCAAGTGTGTTATTGGCGTAAACAAGGACAGCATCAAGGTTATCAATTACGAGGATTCTACTATTGATGAAATCCTACCCGAACGTCATGTATTTATGGGTAACGCCTATTTTTATGGCAAAATCGTATCTGCTTTCGGCACCGATCTCCTAAAGGGCAAGGGCGGCATGAAGAACATTATGTCTTATATGATGATGTCCGAAATGATGAAGGGCAATTCCGGCAGTAACAATGGCGGTTTAAGCGCTGTTCTTCCGCTGATGATGCTCAATGGTGGTGGCTCTATGCCCAACATCTTTGATGGTATGTTTGATTTTGATGACAATGATACCGAAGATGAAAACGAAACTACTGATACCGAGGTGACTGAGTAATGGGCGGCGGCGCATGGACTGAAAAAGATTACGTCTCCTATTCTGCTTCTGTCGGCAGAAGTACAAAGAGAGATGCCAGCACTGGTACGATGTATTTTATGGCTGATGGTTATTCCACTCAGGAAGTTTATAAATCTCGGCGTATTCAACCTGAACTTGATCCAAAGAATGTAATGCGCGAGTGTTGCGATTCTGAGGAACACCCCAATACAATCCCCGTCATTCTCGCTCTTGATGTAACAGGCAGCATGGGCAGTACCGCTGTCAAGGTCGCTTCAAAACTTAATGAGGTAATGACAAAACTGTACGATAATGTAACAGATGTTGAGTTTTGTATTATGGGAATCGGCGATCTGGCTTTTGATGATGCGCCTATTCAGATTTCTCAGTTTGAATCTGATATTCGTATTGCTGAACAGCTTGACAAGGTTTACTTTGAAGGCGGCGGTGGCGGTAATTCATTTGAATCTTATACTGCCGCTTGGTATATGGGTGTAAATCATACCAAACTTGATTGTTGGAAACGTGGCAAGAAGGGCATCATCATCACTATGGGAGACGAGCCTTTGAATCCGTATCTTCCTGCAAATTTCCTTGCAAGAGCAACAGGAGATGGTGTTCAGGCTGATGTGGAAACCAAAGATTTGTATAACGAAGTAATTGAGAAGTTTGACGTTTATCATCTTGCGGTTGATGGCGGTCATTCTAACTGTTATTCTCGTTTTGCTGACACAATCAAAGCCACATACGGAAAATATCTCGACGATAACCATTTCAAGGTAACTAATCTTGATAGTATTGCCGGTGATATTATCGATATTGTGACTAATGCTGCAAATGGCGTTCCCAATGTAACAAACAATACTGAAATTTCTTGGTGATATTATGAAAAAAGAGGTCAAAGTAATAATCGGCGCAAACTATGGTGACGAGGGAAAAGGATTGGCAACTTCGTACTTTGCGGAAAAGGCAAGGAAAGAGGATAAGAAGTGTTTAAACATTCTCTTTAATGGTGGTTGTCAAAGAGGGCATACGGTAGAAACGGAAAAGGGATTCCGACACATTTACCAACATTTTGGTTGCGGATCACATTTTGGTGCTGATACTTACTTTGACCAAAATTTTATGGTTCACCCAGCCGTTTTCATGGACGAGTACAATAGATTGGTTGCTGAAAACGAAAAACCGCCCAAATGCTATATATCTCCTAATTGCAGAGTTATCACATTTTATGATATGTTTATCAATCAAATTAGAGAACAGCAAAGAGGAAATAACAAGCATGGGTCTTGTGGATATGGCATTTGGGAAACTCGTCGGAGATATGACAACGGCAAATACGCTCTGCGGTTTGGCGATTTAATCAAAATGTCGAGAGTTGAACTTTTCTGTTATCTATGCGATATATCAAAAAAGTATCTTCCACGTAGACTTGCCTATTGTGGGATTACTGATATTCCATATCCGTACAAGGAATATATAGATAATTCCGAAATGGTTTGGAATTATATTAATGACTTGGACGAAATGGTTAAACGAGTTGAGGTTACTTCATTTGATGATATTGCCGATAAATATGACACTATTATTTTCGAGGGTGCGCAAGGACTGGCTTTAGATGAAGATAATTATGCCGAAATTCCACACACCACTGCAAGTAACACAAATTCAGATGTGCCGAGATTAAGAGTGGAACATATCGATTGTGATATTGAAATCGTATATGTAACGAGAACTTATTTTACACGTCACGGCGCTGGCAAGCTCCCGACAGAGTGCGATAAAAGTGAGATAAATCCCAACATTGAAGATTTAACCAACAATCCGAATGATTATCAAGGGAGTATTCGCTATGGTAAATTTGACAGAGATGCTTTCTTTGACAGAGTTACATCAGATGGATATGTGACGCCAAAAATGAGTAAACAACCGCATTCTTCTGTATTTATTACGCATTTGAATTATACAAATAACGAAATCTGCGGGAATACTACCATTGAAGAATTATGGGGATCATTTGATAAAACTTATGTCGCTGATGGCAAATTTACTCGTAATGTAAAGGTTTTGGAGGATTAAATGGTTGGATTTATAATTGGATTCTTATTCGGCGGATTCGTCGGCGTTTCGATTATGGCATTATGTAATATCTCTGCGAAATCCGATAAGGAAATGGGAATTGATAACCGAGAGGAAAGAGGTGATCCCGATAGCTAAATTTTATACTAACGAGATTGTATTTAGATCACACCCCGATAAAGTTTGCGATCAAATCAGTGATGCGTTACTCGATGCTTATATGTCACAAGACAGAAATAGCCGTTGCGGAATTGAAACCATCGGTGGAAAAGGTACTATTTTTGTGACCGGTGAAGTAACATCAACGGCGAACGTAGATATTGAACCTGTCGTGAAAAAGGTGCTTTCCGATGTTGGTTATTCTATGGATTATAAAATCATTAACAATATTGGATTGCAGTCTCCTGATATTTCTAAGGGAGTAGATGTTGGCGGAGCTGGCGATAATGGAATGATGTTTGGTTATGCTTGCCGAGAAACCGATAATTACATTCCTTTGGCTATGCACATTCTTCAAACATTGTCTTTATATTATGATTCGCTTCGCATTAAAGATAAGCGATTTTTACCTGACGGAAAGGCACAAATTACCGGTTGCTATGACGATCAAGGTAAACTAAGATATGTTAAAGACTTCGTTATTTGCTATCAAAACACGGAAGAAGATCGGAAATCCACCGATAAGATTCTCATGGATTTTTGCCGTGATATTTGCCATGAACATTATATCTCTATCGAGAATTTTCACATTAACCCGACAGGTAAGTTTTTAATTGGCGGATTTGATGGCGATTCCGGACTTACTGGTAGAAAAATCGTTGTAGATAATTACCAAGGATTTGCGCCCGTTGGTGGCGGTGCATATTCCGGCAAAGACCCGACAAAGGTTGACCGCAGCGGAGCATATAAAGCACGTCAAATTGCAATTCGATATTTGAACAAGCACTCCGAACTGGAATGGGTACAAGTTCAGTTATCATATGCTATCGGTATTGCCGAGCCAATGGCAATTTATATCAATACAAACAAAGGAGAAATCCGAGAGGGTATTCGGGAATTATACAATGAATGTACTCCCGAAAATATTATCAAGGATTTGCATTTGAAAGACGGCAGCTTTAAATATATAGATACCGCAAAATATGGTCATTTCGGTATCTGTAATTTTCCGTGGGAGAACTGATCGTCAATCCGAAATTCTTGAAATTTCTTACTAATATGGAGGTTTAATTATGAAGAAACTGCCAATCATTGTTCTTTGCGTTATTATTGCTCTTGGGTTGCTTTTCTTCGGAATTGTTCAAGGAGCGAAAAATAAAGCAATTACATACGAGGAACAAATTAATGAGTCACAATCCGCGATTAAGGTACAGGAAAAGCGCAGAGCAGACCTTATTCCTAATCTGGTTGATTGCGTAAAGGCTTATGACAAACACGAATATGAAACCCTTATGGCTGTTGTTGAAGCAAGAGGCGTGGATTCCGATGATTCTGTGACTGAAATCCAAACTATGATTAACGCGGTTGCAGAGGCTTATCCTGAATTAAAAAGCAATCAAAATTATAATGATTTAATGGACGAACTCAGCATGACGGAGAACTCGATTGCAAATTACCGTGAGAATTACAATAAACAGGTGAAATCTTATAAGAAACATATACGCAGTTTCCCGACATCATTGTTTTTGAGTATCGCTGGATATGATGCTATTGAATATGAATATCTAAATTTCAATGCGTCTGAGGACGCGCCCACTAATTTGTTCAATGACTGAGTTATTTGAAAGAACAACCAAGAGAGAAGTATTATTCAGCGCGGTCATAATTGCTATTATGCTTCTTTTTGGTTTTATGATTTCGGGAGCCATTGACAATGCTCATATCGAAAAGTGTGAAGAATATAACAAGGCTCAACAAATTGATAACGAGCAATCAAAATTCGTTCGAGGAATGAGAACAAACATCGGAAATGCTTTTGTATATGGCGATCTGATTTGTCTTGATCCTGTGACTTATTCTGAAATTGGTGGCAAGTATTCTCATGTCGAGAAAGAAAAACAAGAATACACCGAACATACAAGAATTGAAACATACACCGATGCCGACGGTAAAACTCATACAAGAACAGTTACATATTGGGAATGGGACACCGTAGATAGTTGGGATATTTATTCCACGAAAATATCTTTCTTGAATGTAGAATTTCCATATGGAACTATTAAGTTCAGCGGAGATAATTATATTATAACCATCAATGAATCTTCAAGTATAAGATACAACTATTATGGCTCTCCGATCAAAGAAACTGGAACAATATATGCTAACCTTTCCGACAATACAATTAAAGATGTAAAATTTTATCGAGATCAAACTATACAAGATGCGATAGATCATTTAAACTTTAATGGCGGCATTATAGCATTTTGGATTGCATGGGTAATCCTTATCATTGGTTGTGTTATCGGATTCTACTGGATTGATAATAGGTGGCTCGAAGATAGGAGAACAAATGGCTTTAATTGATGGTAATTTATTAATCTCTAAACTAAGAGAACGTGTCAGCGGTTTGTATCGTCATTCGTATGAACGCATGGGAATTGAAGATATTATTCGTGAAATGATGTCCAGCGAAACGGAGGAAGAAAATACCTCCGTTTCAATAAAACAAGAGTTTAAATTCAACAAACGAGCCACTTATAATAGTTCTTCCAAAGAAGAAGCAAATGAACATAATGAGCGCTATGAATTGCTCGTCAACAAATACGCTTCTGCAATTAAAGAAATACAATCGCTTAAAACTGAATGTGATCTATCTCAGGCGCAAGCTGATGCACTTCAATCGAAAGTGGATAATCTTCAAGCCGAAATTGAGGATTCAAAAAAGGAAAACGATTTGTTACTTAATGAAATTTCAAATCTAAAAGTCTTACTTGAACAATGTTCAAAAGGTAAAATAGATAAGCCTTATGTTCATAATAATGAGGCAGGAAAATCCGCGCTTGATAGGATTGATAAGGAATCCGAGCAATATGACTCTTGGCTATCCAGAAACGAGCTTAAAGAAGCAATATCCCGCAAAACTGCATTTTGGAAAAAAGATGTAAGAACAAGGATCATACCATCAAGCACAAATGGAATTACGCATATAGAAACATATCATTACATATGTTCAAATTGCGGCGATATAGTGATGAATGTTGTAACACCGCCGAAAGTTTGTAGGAAATGTAATTGCGTTATGATCGGCACGAAAAAGATTTAGCCCATTATTGTTACCGTTATTTGTGGATTGACAATCTTTAAATTATCTGCTAAAATATTATATGTAGTCGAATATTTGTTCTATATTATGAAATTATGAAAAGAGAGGTAATGTGAAGATGTTTTTTGCAAAATATAAAATGGAAGGTATCTTAGATAAATACGCTGATATTGCGGTATTTGATACCGAACAGGAGAGGGACGAATGGGTTAATTTCGAGGATAGTTTCACGAAAGAAATAGGTGTGGAAACTAAAGAGGATCACGAATTTGATCGGATTCCAGTATCAGAGGAAGAAGTGATAAAACTTATCGATTTCGATAAGTTAATCTCCGATACATACGATCCGGCGATAAAATGGTTCCCACGGAGCAACAGATTTAAAGTGTATAGGGGCTTTTAGCCCTTATATGCTTTTTAATTGTA